ATGACTATCTTTTGCCAAATATCTGTATTGCTCATCGCTCGCAATGTATACCTTTTAGGATACAGCTGCAACGGACAGCGAGGCTCTCGCAAAAGTGTTGCCAGTTGTCACCTAATGCGATACATTCAACAACCAACTTAGTTAAGGGAGAAACAAAATGGAAAAAAACATCGCGGATCGCATCCGTGATCTGCGCCATGCACGCGATCTCAGCCTGCGGCAATTGGCTGAGCTGTCCGGCATAAATCATAACGTCATCCACAAATGGGAGACAGGAAAGGCAACGCCCAACCGCGCGAACGTCGTGCGCCTGGCTGAGCTTTTTAACGTGAAGCCTGCCTGGCTGCTTTTTGGGAGAGACGACACCACCACCGGCCTTAACGTCCAAGACACTTTTGCTGCGTTATCGCCTAATTCACAAAACCAGATTAATGCGCTGATCAACCACCTACTGGACGTGGAGAGCGCAAAGGCAGCTGCAAATGAAAAAGATTCTTAAAGAACGCGAACGACTCTGGGATACATATATAAACCTAGCGGCCACCGAGGCCACCTGCCCGCTTTATGAGTTTCGTGGGCTCACTTTTCACGAGGTGCCTGGCTGCGAAATTTCGCGCCCTTACACCACTTGGCTGAAGGAGATGAGTCAATCCCCTTATCTGCCAAAGTCGCGTGCGGCCCTTATGCACGTTGCCACGAATCACAAAGAATTCTACGAAGGTGATGTCGGCGAGTCGCTTATTATTTTGGAAGATGCGAGTTTTGTCGCGCTGCGCATCGGCTCAGACATGCTTTACGTCGCAGTCAAACCATGGGACTGGCACGCCATGCGTTCGCACGCGCGAGCCAAAAACCTCATTTACGACCTGCGTAACCTAGAGCTCGTTTCTCTTAAAGAGAACAGCGAAGGCTACGAAAACGTGCTGATCGCGTCGTTCTGAATTAATCGTTTCAGCTGTCACCAAAACGTTGACAGTACGGTAGGTCGTCTGTAGTGTTCTTTGTGTCACCAACAAGGAGCACACTGGATGACCGACGAAACGACACAAAACGGCAGCAACGAACCCAACCTCGAATCGCTAGTCGCTAGGCTAGCAGAGCTCAAAAAGTTAGAAGACGACGCCAAGTTGGCGCGCGTTGAGCATGAAGCTCGCATTCTGCCATTCCTTGAGCAGGTAGAAGAAGGCAGCAAAACCACCACCTTAGCTAACGGCACAAAGGTCACCGTCAAGAACGGTTACAACCGCCGGCTGGATCAAGAAGGCTGGAAGCGCATCAAGCACAAGATTCCAGAAAACCTGCGCCCGGTGCAGGTAAAGGAAGTGCTGAACGACACGTCGCTGCGCTACCTCAAAAACAACGAGCCAGATTTTTATAAAGAAATGGCGGCCGTCGTTACGACCTCCCCCGCAAAACCATATCTGACAATAAAGGAGGCGTAACCATGGCCTTTGATCTGAAGTCGATTTCATCGACGCAATCCGCGCGCGCGCTGTTCGCGCTCACCTACGGCACGTCTGGTGTTGGTAAGACGACGTTTGCGGCGGACATGCCAAACAGCGTTTTCATCCAGACAGAAGACGGTGCCGGCAGTCTGACGCTGCAGGCGTTCCCGCTGGCTAAGTCATACGACGACGTTATGTCGGCGATCACCGCGCTATGCGAGAAGCATGATTACAAGACTGTCGTCATTGACTCGCTTGATCACTTAGAGCCGCTGATCTGGAAAAAGGTGTGCGAGGACAACAACGTCAAAAGCATAGAGCAGCTGACCTACGGCAAAGGCTACACAATGGCGCTCGACCTATGGCGCGACCTGCTGTCTGGCCTGCGCCACTTGCGCGACAACCAAGGCATGAACGTCATGCTTATTGCCCACCACCAGATTCGTAAGCACGCTGATCCAGAGCTCGAGCAGATCGATCGGTACGAGATAAAGCTGCACGCAAAAGCCAGCGCGCTTGTGCAGGAGTCTTGCGACCTGGTGCTATTCGCCAAGCACAAAGTCATGGTGAAGAAAGAAGACACAGGCTTTGGCAACACGCGAGCTCGCGGCATAAGCACCGGCAAGCGCGTGCTTTGTACCGTCGAGACGCCAGCCTACGTCGCGAAAAACCGATTTGGCTTGCCGGATGAGATTGATCTCAGTTGGGACGCCCTAACCACTGCAATGAAAACCAAACTAGAAGGAGCAGCCTGATGGCCCAGTTTCAATTTAGCACCGCCGGTATTGAGCCGGCAGAAGCCCCGCAAGAGCGCCTGCCGCTGCCAGAAGGCAAGTACAAGGCTGTCATTACCGACAGTGAAATGCGCGCAACACGCGCCGGTACTGGCCACTACCTAAACTTCACTTGGGAAATCACCTCTGGCGAGCACCGGGGCCGCAAGGTATGGGCTAACTACAACGTCGATAACCCAAACGAAAAGGCAGTGGAGATTGCCAAGCGCGACCTCGCGGCGATCTGTACGGCGATGGGCAAAGCCGGCTTTGAAGACAGCCAAGACCTGCACTTTCACGAAATAGAGGTGCTAGTAAAGGTACGCGAGGCGTCGAACGGCTACGCGGCCAGCAACGAAGTGCGCGGTTACGCAGCACCAGCTGGCTCTGCACCACCGCCACCGGCTGCGCCGGTAGCGCAAGCCGCGCCAGCAGTAGAGGCACCTGCACCCGCACCCGCCGCTGATTCCGGCAAAAAGCCTTGGGACAAGTAGCATTGGAAGTGCTCGCTGCATCAAAAACGCTTGCCGCCATCAACGGCGGTATTGAGGCAGATCAGGACTCAGCGCCTGGTCGCCTACACCTTGGCGCGTCGATCGCCGGCGAAGAATGCAGCCGCAAGCTCTTTTATGGCCATCACTGGGTCAAAGCCCAGCGGCATGGCGCACGACTGCTGCGCCTGTTCGCTCGCGGTGAGACGGAAGAAGTGCGCTTCGTTAATTACCTGCGCCGCGCTGGCGTGACCGTTTGGGAAGTCGATCCTGACACGAACCAGCAATGGCGCATTGAAGATCACGCAGGGCACTTCGGCGGTTCGCTGGACGGCATGGGCAAGGGCTTGCCCGACGCACCCGACGAGCCGCACGTCTTGGAGTTTAAGACTCATAACGCCAAGAGTTTCGCCGACATGGTCAAGCGCGGAGTGCTGGAATCGAAGCCGCAGCACTACACGCAGATGCAGATTTACATGCATAAGATGGACGTGCAGTGGGCGCTCTACATGGCCGTCAACAAGAATGACGACGACTTGTACTTGGAGCGCGTGCCGCTTGATGCAGCCCATGCGCAGCGCATGCTCGATCGCGCCGGGCGCATCATCACTAGCGACCGTCCGCCTGAGCGCATGAGTGACGACCCCAGCTGGTTCAAGTGCAAGTGGTGCGACTATTACGACCTGTGCCACGGCACCGACACGCCCGCCATGAACTGCAGAACCTGCGCCCACGCAACGCCAACGATGGACGGCGACGGCCGATGGCACTGCGACAAGTTTGATAAGCATTTAGACGCATCGATGCAGCGCACTGGCTGTGACGACCACAATTTTATCCCGCCATTGCTCGCTAACTGGGCTGAGCCCATCGACGCAGACGATGACGGCGTGACGTACACCAACAAAATTAATGGCAAAGAATTCACCAACAGCCACGGCCGATATAGCTCGGCCGAGATCGCAGCTGCGGTGCCAGAATCAATTGGCGACGCGCAGATCGACCGGCTGAAGTTTGAATTCGATGCCCGATTAACGGGAGTAGGAAAATGAACTTAGAAGCATTACCCCTTGGCGAAGTCGTTACCGGCGTCGATATGCCGGTACGCAAAGGCTCAACGAAGACAATACGCTGGGCGCAGTACCTAAAGAAAATGAAAGTCGGCGACGCAGTGCGCGTGGCGAACGCAAAAGAGCGCGACGCCATGACTCACCACTTTAAGGCCAACAAAGCCGGCACCGTTAGCTCGCAGGTTGGCGACGGTAGCTTCGTCGTTTGGCGCACTCGCTGGTCATCGAAGTGAACGACGACTGGACGCTAGTGCTTAAAGAGATGCGCGACGCAGCCAAGGCTGACCAGCGCGTTCGCGAGAAGAAGCCAGAGAATTGTTTTTTCTGCGATTACATGGATCGAGATCCAGGCTTTTGCGAGAAGCACTGGGCGCGCCCGCCGGCAGACTTCATGCCGCGCGAAGGCGCGTGCCCCGACTTCATAGAGGAGATTCCATTTTGACGAGGCTTGAGGGCGGTTGTCTCCATCTCCGCCCTTTCTCCTGCGCGCGCCGTCCGCGTAGCCAAAGGCGGCACCTTTTTAGGTCGAGGCTGATGTCGCAGCTCCGTTGTTGCATTCGGTGCGGCAGAGGTCGTTTTGGAACACGTTCCCGTCCGTGTGACCGAAGGCGGGACTTTATTTGGAGCAGGCAGTGAAAGATTACGAGTTCGAGATTTTGATCACGACGCGCAAGCACATAAAGGCATACGCCAGCTGCGTCGAAGAAGCTAAGGACAAGGCGCTCGAGGTTGCGCGCAGCCGCATGGGCGATGACTTTCACTCGCTGCAGATCATTGAGGTGGATGAGGATGCGCAGAAGTGAGCGATCTTTTTTATCGCGCGATTAAGGCGCAAGACAAAGCTCAGCAGCTGATCCGGCCGCGCCCTAAGCAGGGGCAGAACCAACAGTTTCATCGCGCTCTCACTGAGCAGCAAATCGAAGACGTTTTGAAGTTGTGGGCTGATGGCGTGCGTAAGGTTGCTATCGCCAGCATTACGTCACTGGCACAAAACAGCGTCTACAACATCATCAACCGCTACGAGCTCGTTGAGGGCCGCGTAACTCACATCAAGCGAGAGATAGAATGAAAAAGAGTATCGACGACGCCACTCCAGCTGAATGGAATGCCCTGCGCAAACCGCCAGAGCACTACACCCAGGGCAACATCGAGGTGATCGAGGTGATCCGCGACACGCTCGACAGTGAGCAGTTTAAGGCGTATTGCCAGGGCAACATTTTAAAGTATGTCATGCGGGCCAATCACCACCGCCAGCCTACCGTCGAGCATCTGCGTAAAGCGCGTGACTATTTGAATTGGTGGATCGACGAAGAGGTGCAGCCGTGAGCGAAGGTTTTTTAAGTTACAAGGCGGTAGCCAACATGACGTCTCTCAGCACTCGCACGATACGACGCAAGGTTGAGAGCGGCGAGTTTCCAGAGCCAATACAATATGGTGCTCGCACTCTGTTCGTTCGCGCGGAAGTCGCCGAGTGGTGCGACAATTTAGTCACGAAGCTGCGAGAAAATCCGCATAACGCTGCATGAGCTCCGCGCGTCTAGGTAACAGTTTGTCCCTGGCGTAAGCCGACCGCACTTGCGATCTTGACGCATGGCTTAGCTGAATCTCTGACACTTCGTCATCTTCCGCGTTTGTCACACGGCACCAATCCTTAAACGTCGTGCGAAAGCCGTGCATCGTTATTGCCCTACCTTCGTGATCCTCAAAACCGTGCAGGCTTAGCTCTTTACGCATCGCCGCCTCGCTGATGTGTTTGTTCGTTCCGCTGCTGAAAACGTAAAGCGGCATGTCACTGTAATTAAATAGGGCGGTTTTTTTTGCAGTGATAATGTCCTGCAGTTGCGCAGGGAGCGGAACCTCTAGCCGATACTCGGTTTGTTTGCTGCTTAGCTTTGCGATCGGCGCGTGCCACACATCGCCATCGAAGTCTGACCACCGCGCTGAGCGCACGTCGATCTGTCGCTGCGCCGTCATCATCACCATCTGCAAAGCCCTGGCGCTTTCGTTGTTTCGCTCTTGCAGCTGTCGATACAGCACCGGCGCTTGCGCGTGATGCAACGCCGCTTGGTGTTGCACGGTGCCAGTGTATTTTGGTAGAAGGCGCTGAATGCGCGGGTTTGCTGGGTTTGCGACGTTCACATAGTCGCAGTCGATGGCGTACTCGAAGATCTCTTCTATATACATGCGAACGCGCATTGCTGTTTCGTGCTTTTCTAGCCAGATAGGCGATAGGATTTGCTGAATATCGGCCTTGCTGATGTCTGCCAGGGCTTTGCTGCCAATCACGCCGTAAGCGTGTGTAGATAGCCGATTTTTCCACGTTTGCGAGCTCTTTAGCGGGCTCTTCCACCCTGGCACTTTGACTCGGCTAATAAACTCGTCGGCCACGTCAGCGAATGTCATCGCAGCGTTAGTAGCTCTGCGCGAGCTAGCTTTCTTTTCTTGCTTGGCTTTTTGGAGTTGCTCTGCCGGCACGCCCTCGCCTGCAACCATGCTTGCCATAAGCTCTTGCGCTTTTTCGCGGGCCTGCTTGAGAGTTATTTTGCTGGTGCTGCCGAGCGATCTCTCCACAGTTTTGCCGTCAACCTGATATCGCAGCAAGTATTTGCAGTAGAGCTTTTCGCCAACCTTTTGTGCTTTTACAGATAAATTTTCGCTGACTCGATACCTGCCAGGTTTGCGTATTGCGCCGACTTGGCGTGCCGAAAGCTGCTGCATTTTGTACCCATTTTGTACCCAACTTTAATGCGCAATATGGCAGTTTATGTCACTTGTAGTCAATCGTGCGATTGTAAGTGATTGATTTTGTTAACGTATGTCAAACCATGTCAAATGGTTCGATGTCGGCTCCGGGCACCAGATACCTATATAGATCAATGACTTAGGCAGT